GCGTTTTTTGGGGGTTGATATGCCTGTTGAATATTTCTCAAAACTAACTAACGCGCAGCTTGATGTTTATTATTCAAAACATCAGGCTGCAATACCTTTGCCGTTTTCTGGTATGAAAAACAAAAATTACAAAGTTATTAGAAACCTGGATAGTCCTCATAATCCCCAAGCAGGCCAAGAGGAACAACTGCCGGCAACCCCTTTGGGCCATTCTCTTGAAGATACTTCAAGAACCCCTGATAACCTTTAGTCCCAATAATGTCTCGCATTTTCATTACGTCAGCTCTTGGAGTCATATTGTTTTGCTCTAAGAATTGCTGCATAAACTGAGTTTGCTGTGCGTTAACTTGTGGAACACCAGCTGCATCTAAACGCTGTGCAAAATTTTGAATGTCTGGCCGTGTTAATTGGCCCTGTAAATATTGCGCTACTTGGCCACTTCCTTCTGCGCCCCATGGCGGCATTTCAAGATTTGACTCAAAACGGCCAGCGATCAATTGGCCATCTTGAATATTTGCTTTTGCATTTTTAACAGCTTCTTGAATTGCTTTGCCGTTCATAGAATTGTCAAATTTTCCAGCGTGTAAAGCACCACCTACATCAACAACATCTAAGCCTTGTGCCTCTAATGCCGCTTTTGCCTGCGCCATTTGTCTGGGCAATTGACTTGCATCTTGAGCGCCAGACAACATTGGCTGAAATCTTATTCCAGTTTTTTCCACTGTTTTCATGCTCGAATTGGCTGGCGTAAATTTGTTCCAGCCAACACCTTCTTGCAAATCCATTACAGCGCGCACACCAGAAGTTGCGTCAAGTAAACTGCGCCCAGGCTGGTCCAGCATAGGGCCACCTCGAGCAAGTTTTCCTGTCGATGTTTCTAATGTTGACCCAACAAGGCCAACTAATGGCTGGGCCACAAATGCTGGGTTTCTCTCAACAACACCAGCAGTATTAAGGTATTCACCCATGACTGGTTTAACTGGCAATTGATATGCTTGCAATGCGCCAATGTAAGGGTCACGATTACCCATTGGGGCTTGCATTCCCTGCGAATAAGCAGCTCGAACACTTTCGTCAGCAGTGTTAATTCCTGGCATAACATTTTGACCAGGAATAAATTCATAGGTCTGTGAAGCAATCTGGCGCTGCATAGCGTCATCAATACCAGCCCTAGCTCTTGCGCGAATAGACTCGTCAGATTCTTTTCCAATGTCTTTTAAAGATGGTTTTTTGGGTTTTTCACCTTTACCCGTTCGCTCCCATCTTGCTAACTGCCTGTCATATTTTTCAGATGACTTTGTAAATCTATTGATTTCAGCATCTCTGGCAGCCTTGTATGAAATTTCTCTTTCAGCACCCCATGTGGCTGCTTGTGCAGCTCTTGGGTCAAAAATAAATTCTGCTGATGTGTTTGGCACATCTAATTGGCCAGCAAGCCTTTTTTGCTCTGCTCTGTTTGCAAGCAATAAATTCTCACCAGTTAAAAATCCATGCTCTTGAGGGGTAAAACCTCGACTAAATGTTTTGCCCCCTGGGTCGCTGTAACCCATTACACGGCCATGCCAAATGTCGCTGGCTGTTTTGTACAAATCAGTGGATGGAATGGTTGGGTCTTTAGCGTCAGCATAAGGACCAGTCTTTTTCCCCAGCTTAATTGCTCCAGGATTAAATGCATACATCCCAGTGGCTGGATCAATGTCATATGCTTTGGCTACATTTCTAGCCTGTGATCCAGTTCTTGGAATAATTTGTTGACCACCAATGACCTGGGCGTTGTGTTGACGAATAAAAGAATTCATCTCAGTTGGCGGTGTAGCCTGTGGACTATAGGCAGCCCCACCACGCGAAAATAAAGATGCCATTTGGCCTTGTGGAGGCATCCCCGCGGTCATGTTGGTGGGGTTGTATCCAGAAGCGCTTTCGGCTGCCTGCCTGGCCCTGTCATACCAAGACGCATTGAATGCACCGGCTTCAACTTTTTTATCTGCCCTTTGGCGCATATTTGATAAGGCACCAGGACTGTCCACAGTTAAGCCGACAGGCCCAGTTGATCTTGGCCCACCAATGTACTGACCTGATGGGTCTTGCTTTAAATGAGCGCCCTTTTGGGCCAGCTTCATTGCTTCGTTGTAATCTGTGACGTTGTCAAATACTGTAGCGACAGAACCTTTTTTGACATTTCTTGCAGATGCCTTGGATACATTTTGAGTCATTCCAATTGGCGCAATTGCCATTGGCCCAGCCATCATCATGTCAGTCAGTTCAGACAAAGCCTTTTTGTCTGTGACTTTGGCTATATTTTTTGGATCACCAAATGCCTTGTCATAAAGGTCTTGAAACTTTTTGTCTTTCTCTTCAATGTTCAAAAGACCTTGCTGGATTGCCCTGCCCGTACCCTGCAATTGCTGAGTGCGTCTGGGGTCTTGCATCCAGCCCAAAACATCATCAAGTAAGCCAGCCATGTTTACTCCTTATTGGCCGTAGAGAGGTCTTGGCGCTGTTGCACCAATGTAGCTTGCGCCATAAGGCACAGTCTTTTCAAGCATTCTCGCGCCAGCCGCCACGGCCTGCTGCAATCTGGCCATGCCGCTTTCATCACGCAATGCTTTGCGCACAATCTCTGGGTCTTCTGAGATCAGAATCTGGGCCACTCGCTGGCGGTCCTGTTCCGACATTCCCTTGTTTGATTCACCCAGCATCTTGCTGACCACTCGGAATGCAGCCATGGGGCTTCCAGTTGCAGCACTGGCCAGCTCGTCAGCGGTAATGGTCGAGCCAGTACGCGCAGCCTGCATTACCGATGACGCTGTATCCGATCCGCCAAGAACCCTGTTTTTAGCAGCCTGCGACTGGGCAGCTGTGCCAATGCGGGTCAAGATGCCATCAAGCTCGTCACCAGGATAAATGGTGCGCAAGATAGCGCCTTGTTTAGTCTCTGGACTGGCCAGCACACCCATCATTGACTTGGCTCGACCTGATCCCATCTGATTGCGAATTGCATCCATAGCGCCAGCCCTAAACGCATTGACTGCACCAGGATTGCTGGCCATGTCTTCCATCATTATTTGGACTTCGTCAGCGCTCTTGCTAAAGATGGTCCGGCCTTCTTTGAATGCATCCCTTGCGCTTCTAAGCTGTGAGGCTTCAGCACGGGTTGCAGCCAGTCTTGGTGATGATGAATCAATGGCATCTCTTAAAGCGCCCTCAACGGGTTTAAGCGCTGCTCCAACACCACCCTTGCCACTTGTAAAGGCAGAGTCAATTGAAGTCTGGATGCCTCGCCTGACAACTTCAGCATCTTCCAATGTTGGCGCTTTGGCAAACACAATGTTGCCATCTTTGTCAAAAGAGAAAAATGGTTTCTTGCCTGTCTGGGCCGTGTAGATTGCGTTGATGTCGGCAATGGCCGTTGGCGATCTTTGCAGTGCGTCTTTAAGGCTTACCAATAAATCTTGGCCAATGATGCCGCCAGTGCCATAAGCGTCTTTGTAGGCTTGGTTTTCTAATGCCCTTGCTTCGTCATTCGTTGATCGATAAAAACGCAAAACATTTTCATTCTGTGGGCGTGGTCCAACAAAGTTGGGATTAAGACCGCTGACCAACTTTTGCTGCATATCTGTCAAGGCTTCTCTGCGCAATGTATCTGGGCGTGTAGATAAAGCGCCTTGAATCGTTGTCGATGCCTTGCCGCCTTGGGTATACAAACCGCGCACAGCTTGCAGTAGCGTTTGATTTTCAGCCAAGATTTCACCATTGGCAATGCGCTGCACGATCTCGTCTGTGGTGAGACCTGTCTCTCCAGCCAGGCGCTGAATTTCAGCCTCTGCTGCCCTGCCACCACGGCCACCAGCCATGCGTCTGGCATTGTCTAGGACCATGTCTGTGACCTTGCCAGCGCCCATGAATGTGGCCTGCACTGCTGGGGCAAGGGTTGCACCCATCATTGTTGAGCTTGGCACTCTGGCCGCACGGGCTGCAAAGTCGCCTTCGCCAGTCATAAACCCTGTAATACCGCCTTGAATTCCACCAAGCGCAGAAGTTCCGGCCAATGCTTTGACCAATGGGGCGACACTGGCGGCCATTCTTGGACCAGTCAATGGCGCAGCTGTGCCACCAGTGGCCGCAGTCAATGCAGCCGCTGATCCAACACCGCCCAGTGCCTCATAGCCCAATGCCTCTAATGGGGCTTGAGCCTGGTAAGCCTTCATCTTGTTTTGAATTTCATTAAGCACTTTGCCGTAGTCTTCACCAGTGACAGATGCGCGCAAACGCGCTTCCATCTCATCGGCAGAGCCAAGGGTCACGCCCTGCGCAATAGAGCGCAGGCGTTGGGTTGGCGCTTGTGGCAATGGCTGGGACAATGCAGGCGCTGGTGCTGGGCGATCAATGTCTATGCTTTGAGACAGAATGCCTTTAAGAATTTGAAGTTTTTCAGTAGATAGGCCAGAGACATCTCCAGCCTTAATCTTAAGCAGTTCTTCGGTCGTGAAATTTTCTAATGCATCGCTCATCGTGGACCTCCAGAAGAGCGCAATTGAAGTTGTCTGTCAATGGCGTTTAGCAATGGATTGCCACCACCACCGCCGCCACCACTATAAGGCGTGACCTCATACATAGGTGCAAACTGCTCAAAGCCTGGTATTTTCATTGCTCGTTTTAAATAATCTTCTTGCGTTGCTAGGCGATATCGAGCTGTTTTCTGTGCTGATGCTAACGCTTGCCTAATCTCAGCAGCGCTCAGTGTTTGATCGCCAGCAGCTGCGCGTCTAAGAATTCCACGCTCACCTTCTGTCAATGAACCTTGGCCACGCATTTGGGCCGCAGCATCAAGTTCTTGCTGGGCCAAACCTTGGACCACAATTCTGGTGTTTGCTAGTTGCTCATTTGCGTCAGCGCCAGCAACACCTAGTTGTTGACCGATTCTGAGCATGGTAGTTCTGTAATCAGCGGCTGGTCCAAGGATAGCCTTATCAAGCGCAGGCAGCATTTTTTCTACATTGATCAATGTGTCATTGGCAGACCTTGCGCCTTGTGTTAATTCTCCCAGCACTTTGATTGTTTCAGTTCCAGCACCAGCCACGAATTGAGATTGTCCAGGCGGTAGTTTCACATCGACTTTTGTTGTTGGTGCAATTTGTTTGCGATACTCGCCAACTTGACCAATGCCTGCTGTACCAGTTCCAGCCAATGGCTGGCCACTGATGTATTCCACAGCGCGAATGTCTGGCGACTGGGCCTCGTATGGCATAGCGCCTTCAGCGACTCTTGACTGGCCCATCTTGTTGTACTGCAACATGACTGTTTTGCCATTCATAACCACTGGCGTTGGAGGGCCATATTCAGCTTGTGATTGTGCAATCTTTAATACTTCTGGCAAACCTTCTTTGCGTGGCATTCCACCGATTAAGGCGCGTTGTGTTGGATTAAGGAATGCCAATGGGTCTGTGGATGTTGCCACTGGCGCAGGCATTTGCTGGGCCAGTTGAGCGCGAGCCACTGTTGGACCAGCAGGGCCAGCCACAGTTGTTGGTGCAGCCAAAGCCGCTTGCTCTGGAGTCAATGCAGTTGTTGGCTGACCTTGGCCGCCAATTAACTTTCTCCAAGCCTCATTGCCTGCCAGCTCTTGCTGACCTTCTTTGAGCTTCTGTCCCAAAAGCATTTGCTGAAATGCGTTTGTTGTGCCTTTCTCATAAGCACCTTGGCCAGCCTCAAGGGCAGAACCAAGAGCTTGACCTAAACTAATGCGTTGTGGACTACGGCCACCAGCCTTCAAAAGTGCAGCAGCTGCTGCCAATGTAGATTGAGTTCCTAAACGCTGGCGTTGTTGGGCCGTTAACAGTTTTTCTAATTCACTGCCAGAGTCGCCACCAAACATATTGCCTAAAAGACCTTGAAAATCAAAATCAGCCATTTTTTACCCCTTAACCAAGTGCGCCAAGAATTCCACCAGCAATAGCGCCATAAGGCCCAAACAATTGACCGCCAGCCATAGCACCACCAAGGGCGCCAGATACTGGGTTTTGACTGTATGGAGTCTGAGTGACCATGCCCAAATTGGCAGGCTGCGCACCCAAACTGGTTTGCACCACGCCAAGACGCTGGAGGCCAATGTTGCGGATCGCATCCATTTGTTGCTGGTCCAATGCTTGACGCGCACCACCAGCGCCCATGACGGCTTGAGCGCCACCAAGACGCAATGCTTGTTGCTGTGCAGCAAGACCACCAAGAGTGCCAGCCGCACCAGTACGCAATTGCGCACCTTGCAAGCCTGCTTGCTGATTGGCAATGTCGGCTGCTGATCTGCGTGCAATGTCAGCCTGCTGCATGGCCATTGCTTGGTTGAATGCCTGCTCGTTTAATGTTGTCCCAAGTGTGGCGGCCTGCTTGGCAAACCCTTGGTTTGTCAGAGCCTCGGCCACACCTTGGCGTGATCCACCAAATGCACGGGCAGCGTTTGCGCGTTCACCAGTCTGGGCAATAGCAGCGCGTCTTGCAGACTCCAGATCGCCCAATGCGTTTTCACGCACCATGCTTGTGTATGGATTCATGTAAGAGCCAATAGTGCCTGGTCCTTGTCCAAGTCCAAGATTGGTCTGCTGCGCTGTGATCTGACCAGGCTGATAGACACCGCCATAAGCGGCCATTTGGGCTGCCAAGTCTGTGCCACTGATGCCTGGGCCAGCAAGGCCAGCGTTGACCAGAGCCTCCTCGCCTGCCTGGTACATTGGGTTATAGCCAGCAAACTGCTGGACTGGCAATGCACCAGCGACCCCTTGGGCCTGCTGAAAGTTGGCTAAGAATGCTTCCTTGATCTGTGGATCAATGGAGCTTGTTGAGGTTGTTGTTCCACCTTTTGACATATTGCCACCTTATCCGAGTAAAGACTTCATTTTTTTGGCAGGCACTTTGCCTTCATTGATCATGTCCAAGAGTCCCTTGCCGTATTTATCGACTGAAGACTTCTTGATCACATATTCACCCAAATCAAGATTGACAGCGCCATCATCTGGACCAGGAGGGTTTGGGCCAAACATCAGGCCGCCATGGACATAGCCGCCCTTGGCTGCGCCACCAGTGCTGCTTGAATCATTTTGTTGTGTTGCCGCTATTGCTGCCGCATCTGCTGCCGTTTTAGCAGTATTGGCCGCAGCGATCTGGTCATAGAGACCAGGGTTATAGCCGCCCATTGGCAAGTTGCCGACAACATTTTGATAAGGATTGCCAACTGGTTTCATCTGGCCCATGATCTGGCCGTAGGGTGAACCACTGCCACCCACTGCAAATGGGTTGTACTGAGACCCAATTGGGATTGACTGGTAATTGTTGAAGTTCTGGGCAAAGCCTTGTGTCGCACCAGCAAATGGTGCTGTCGCTCTGAAACGATTTTCAATGTCTGTGCCAGGCATTCCAGTGATCTGACCCACTTGGCCAGTTGTGATGCCAAGACGATTCATCTCAGCAGCAATCTGCGTGTCAGTCAAATTGGGCGTTGTCTTGAGCCAATTGGCAAATGCATCGTAATTGTTTGTGGCTGTGTTTGTTGTGTTAACCACAGTCTTGGGGGCAAATGGTGCAAGTCTTGATGTCACTTGGCTCACTGGCACACCCGTCATGCTTGAGATTTGCTGGGCATTTAAACCCAAACGATTCACTTCAGCAGCAATTTGCGCATCGGTCAAATTAGGTGTTTGCAGATAGTCATAAAGACCAGTCTCTGCTTGCGTTGCAAAGGTTGGCTTTGTGCTTGTAGCCGTTGTGACTGGCGTTGCAGCTGTAATGCGCTGCTGCACAGTGTCCACTGGCACACCCGTCAGGGCAGAAACCTCTTGCGCTGAAATTCCAATTCGGTTTATTTCATTGGCAATTTGCGCATCTGACAAGCCTGGTGTCTGTAAATACGCCAATAGTTCTTCGGTCTTTGTAGCCATAAGTCTTCCCCTAAAGTTCCTTTGCAAGTACAGACCACTTCGGTTTGTACCCTTCGTCTTTCAAAAATGTCTCTGACCAGCCTCTTCGGCCTGCCAAAGTCACCCTGGTGCAGCCAATAGACTTGCCCCAGGATTCGATCAATGGTCTCATCCTTGAGAGTTCATCTAGGTCGCCACCAGCCAGAAAATAATGCAAATTCTTGAGCCTGGGATAGACAATGATCTCTGTCAACACCACCGAGTCTTTGGCTGGCCACAATTGCAATCTGTGATCCTCAACCATCTCAGCGACATCGTCAAAATTATGTGTGCCTCCACTGTATTCTAAAGCAGCCTCCACATGGTGGCGCAGTCTTTCCAGTTGTTCTTGGTCACTCATCGCTTACCAGCTGGGACAGCATCAAGCCTCATCACGCCAACACGCCAATCAGCCAAGGTGTTGCCAGTAACCCGCATATTGACTTGGCGGCCAGAAAACCTGACAGAAGTTGGGTTGGCTGCCGTGTATGGTCCAAATGACGATTGAGTGCCAGTTGGGTAATTTCTGGTTTTGAATGAGACCACCGCCTCACCCAATGTCTGCTCGTCTGGGACAACTTGGCGCACCGACATGATGTTGTCGCCATTGCCCAATTGGACTGGGCCACTTTCAGCGTAAAGGCTGGCGCTGTCATAGTTAAAGCCAACTTCATGCTCGTAAATGTAACCAGTGCTAGAGACCATCAAAGGATAGGTAAACACTCCGGCATCGACCCCAGCAGTTCTGGCCAATGTGCCAATGTTCCAGTGGTTTTCGCGGTAGTTGAAAGTGACATAACTGTCATTCTCATTGCTCGATGCACTTGGGTAATACCACCAAATCTCACCATACTTGCTGACATGGACCGCATAGATTTTGGAGGCTTGGGCATAGTTGATGTTGTCAAATATGTAATCTGACACATCACTTGGCAATGGCTTGACATACCCGTCATATATCCAAAAGCCTGCGCGTGACATCCAAATGGCCGCAGTGTCAATGGCCGCCACCGCTTGGGCTGAAATGAGACCGCAGCCAGAGCCAGCCTTCTCAAAGCCATAGACGAATGGAGCGCCAACATACTGGGCCGTGTGGACATCCACATCTGTAAACAGCAGATTCACACCCTTGACCCGCTTGCCAGCGATCAATGAGCCAGGCGTGGCTAAGTCATAGTCGCCTGCAAGGTTGTCGCCTGCTGGTGTCCATTGGGTATTGTTCTCTTGGTCGCACCACTGCACCTTGCGTGGGTTTCCACCAGCGCCAAGGGCAAAGATAATGCGCTCTTGCGTGACCAAAACTGCCTTGTTTCCAGTTGGTGCATTGGTAATGGCTGCGGCCAGTGTGGGTGTTGAAAAGCCTAATTGCCACTCATAAATCTTGCCATCGGTGCTGGAGCAAGCAATCAAATACTCGCCCCATGTATCGAGTGACCAGGTGGTGGCAGGGATTGGCGTGCCAGTGTCTGGCCGTGCAATGCCATAGGCCAATGTGCCATAGGTGCTGTAACCATAGCCTGTCAGGGTTGTGGAGCTTGCATAGCCACTGGTGAAGCCAGTTGGCGTAATGTCTTTGAGTGTCCCCGCCTCATTCATGGCGTAGAGCTTGGTGTGCGTTCCAGCGCCAATGTATCGGTTGCCACTGTTATCGCGCCAAGTGATGATGCCTCGGCATGAGCCAGACATCTGTGAGCTTGACCTGGTGCGCCATCCATTGATGGGTCTGAGTGTCCCCTCATACCAGCGCACTAGGTTTGCGTCATACCAGCGGCCTGCTGCCTGGTATTCAGTACCATTTCGGAAAACACCTGGGGGTAATTTTAAGGGTATGTACATGGCAGTATTTATTTAATATTTGAGACAAATGTCATTGTCGCAATAAGTGATGCCGTTGAGGGATAACTTCCTGATGCCGCATAGGTCTGAATGCTCACCTGAGTGCTATCAGTCTCCCACCAAAGTTCTACATAATCGGCTGCGTTTAAGCTCAAAAAGTAATTCCAGCCAACCAGGGCATGGCCATTGACCGCACCATGTTTGCTTGGCACTGCAAAAAAGCCAGTTGATCCAGTGACCACAGTGCCATTGATCTTGAGCCAGACCCTGACATCATGGTCCTGAGAGTCTGGGTTTTCAAACTGGCCAGACCATTGCAGATTCCAAATGCCAGCGTCAGCCACTGTGATGCGTGAATTGCTTACGACACTCACGCCATTGGCGTAATCGACAGTATTCAGTGTCATGGCATATGCCGTGTTGGCCGCTGCTGCCGTTTGGTCCACAGTGCTTTCAAATGCACCATAAGGTGCATTCATAAATCGACCGCCCCTTGGTCCAAACAAAGACCCCAGCACAAATGACAGTTTCTTAAAGTAAACAGTCAATGCACCATTGTTTTCATTGAAATGCCTGCGCTCATAGGTCTCGGTCGGATAACCGAGTCCTGGTGGGGTTGGATTCTCAAGTTGTTGTGTTTGGCTGGCCATAGCTCAATTTTGCCACCTTATGCCATGTCTAAACCAGCGGCCTTGACTTCTGCGCCCCGTCTTGCCCATCCCTTGCCGAATGTTGGCCAGGTGGGCAGATCGTGCAAAAAAGACCAGC